GCTTGAGTTAATTTATTTTGTTCAATTACAAGTTGAGAAGTATTTTGTTCTAATGCTCTAGTTGCATTTCCTACCTCTATCATTGCCATAGCTTTTCTTTTCAACATAGGCAATTCTTGTACTTGTAAGTTAGCTGTTGTTCGTAATGTATTATTATACTCGCCAAATACCTCAGGTGCTATTCTTGCTAGACTCTCTATTGTTGCAGTATATTCTACTAAAAATTTTGTATAAGCCGTAGTGTCTATATGTTTCATTTGACTAAATACTGTAACATTATCAAAAAGAGTTCCTAAACTTGCACTATTTAAAGCATTACCCATTCTAATCATCTGCTTATTTAAGTCTGTAATAATACCTTTTTCAGTTATATCGGCTATTCCCCTTAATTCTTCATTTAAAGTACTTAAACTACCTGTTACTTTATCTACTTTCTTTTTAAAGTTTTCAGCATGCATATCTTTCGGCTCATTTGATTTGAAATAATCCATTGCCATTGTAATAGCCATCCAACCCATAGCTAACCAACCAATAACTCCTAACATAGTATTGAAGGCAGTACCTATTGCTCTAGCTCCAGCTTTTACAGTTCCAACAAAAGCTCCATAATCAGCTTTCATTTGATTTAAATGAACTCTCCATTGTGCTCCTATTTTTTTGAAACCAGTAGATTCGTCTACAACATGCTGGGCTGATAAAGCTCTGAGTTGAAACTGAGTTTTCTTTGCTTCCCCTCTTCTAAAATTTTCATAATTAAGTAATTTAGATTTTTTAGCACCTAGAGCTCTGTCCATGCGTGCCAAATCATCTTTTGTTTCTTTACCTGAAGCAAATCTTAGTTTTCTTTTTTGTTGTGCACTTCCTTCTGCACCCTCTTTCATAACACCACCTGCCTCAGTAAATCTTGATTGTAAGAAAGCTCTTCTTCTAGCAGCATCTACCTTTACTAAAGGAGGCAATAGTTTCTTTAACATACTGGAAGCAAATACACCAACAGCTAAAGCTGCTGCTTGTATATTATCTGCTAAGAATTTTCCAAAGAATTCTGCTATAGGAGCTATTCCTCCTTTAACTGCGTTCATAACTTCATCAAATGCTATTGACATTTTTGCAATTTGGTTAACAGTTGTATCTGAAATATCATTCATAGCCCCAAATTTTTCTTCTGTTTGTCGAAGAACTTCATTTGTTACTGCTTGTGATTTTTGGAAAGTTGTAAGAGAGTTTTTATTAAGTCCTAGTGCTGCTGCATATCTAGTGGATGCTTCTTCTAGTCTTAATATGATACCTAATTCATCGAGTAGTTCTGGTTCGGCTTTTGTTACACCTCGAACTAATCTATTAAATGAATCTGTTGTATCTCTACCTAATGCAATGGAAACAGTCCTTGCGGCTGCTGATAGTTGTTTTAATTGTTCAGGATTAAGTCCTGATGCCATACCTATTGCTGCTGCTTGAGATGCATCTGCATAAGTAATCTGTGCATCAGTAGCTGTTTGAATATCTCTAGCTAAAGATTTATAAGCTGTACCTGTTGCTTGTGCAAAGGCCATTTGACCCTCTTTTAATACCCTAAAGTCTGCTGCATCTTTTAGAAACCTAAATAATGCGTCTAATGCAAATAACTGGGCTGCTAAAGTCGCGTACGCGGGAACGAGTCCTCCCGAGATACCTTGGGATAACTTTGAAAAGTTCTTTGTTGAGTTCGAGGACATCTGAGCGACGCCTCTTCCAGCTCTGTCGGCTGAATGTGCGGATTTTCCGAATTGGTCAAACTTACCAGATGCGGTTTCTGCCTGCTTCCCTACTTTTTTAAGGGAGCCGCCGTCCGTTACCTTGATGGTAGTTTCTGAACCTTTAATTTTCTTTGCCATTACCTACTTTACTCTTGAGCCCATTTGTTTGGGTTGCTTTTGTTTTCTTTGTACTTCTTCATTTATACGTTCACTATTACTTCTAACAATGTAACTTAAAAAGTATAAAACAGTTCGTCGATCTTCAATATCATAGATATCAAAAATGTCTCCTAAAGCAGATAAGTCTTTGCCCATATAGGCTCCAGACATTCCATCCCATCTGTCTGGTAGTATACTGTGTACTAGAAAAGCCTGCTGTACCTCTAAAGGGAAACTGCCAATTTCTGGAGGCATTTTCTCGGGGTCAGGTTCTTCTCCTAATTGCTCACAAATACTAAGGTATTTATCTAAATCGATACTAAAATCTTTATAGTATCTACTTATTAAAGCAAGTACTAATTCTACTTGCTTTGAGTAAAATTTTCTAGATCACCTACAGTTTCTGATACCCAATTATCAAAATCACTAGAGTTTTTCATAAGTAATTCTGCGTTCTCTTGAGTCCAAGGAAGTTCGTCTTTAGGGTCAACTTCTGATACATCTACTAATAGAAGCTCTTCTAAATGTGTATATGTTAATCCTTTCCACCCTTTGATAATTGCTTTACAATATTCTGTTAAGAATTTATCATTATCAAGTGCTTCTTCGTATTGTCGAGTTTTTTTATTAAAAGTCTGTTTTACACTTTTATTTCTTAATTTAAGCAATTCTTCTCTTGCTAAATAAGTTAACTCAACCGAGAAGTCATCAATTCCTGGATAGTCTATTTCTACTGTTTTACTGGGAGTCAGTAAACTCCTAAGTGATACTGGTTCTGTCGCCTTCTTCGGCGCTTTTACTGTTTCGTTCATTCTATTTCCTAAAAGGAAGGGTGGGTAGTAACATCCCACCCTGTTAAATTTTTAATTACGCTGCGGTGTAGGTTACTGCTACTTCGTTTGCCGCGGTCGCGTCTCCTGCTGATAAATCCGTGGATAAACCATGGAAATTAACATCAACACTGATCACATCATCTAAACTATGAGCGGGTAACTCAAGATGTGCTCTTGCAACATCAACGTTGCATCTAGGTGTATTACCTGAACCACCAATACTAAATGTCATATCAAAAACATTTGTAATGATGCCCCTAGCTTCTTGAATATTTTCAAATAAGTCTAGAGAACCGTTTGTCGCGTCGTTAAGATAACATGTAAAGTTACCGCTAACAGACCTCGTACCCATAACGTGTCCTGCAGGTGTATTAACCTGACCTAGTGTTTCCGGGGTTAAGTACGCTAGATTGTTTTCTATCGTAATATTTCCACCAGTTATTGTTAGTGCATATGTTACATCATCAGTTCCTAGAGTACCTGTTTTGTCTCCAGTCGTTTCTGACGCATCATATTTAATCGCTAAATCTGTCAGTTTCTGTCTAATATAGTTATTAGAGAAACCAACTCCTTCATTTATCACACCTGAGACGGTTGTCCCGCCTGCTGTTGTTGTAAGACTCGCAACTTCCTCAATAGTTTGACCATTTCCAGACCAAGCAATTTGTGCAAGTCCGTCAATATCAAAATCAATTGAAGCTGTTCCAACTGAACAGTTAGCCAGTTTATAAACTGTAACTCCTTCTGTTCCTGTTGCGTACGTAGCAGTAGCAGTGTCTTTTGCTGCTCCTAGTACGAAGTACATATCAAATTGTCCCAAAGTGGAATAATTTGAATTTGCAAAATTAAATGCTTGTGATGTTCCACCCGCGAAGTCTCCTCCGCATGCTCTGTCATAAGTGTTTGCACTCATAGCAGCCCATAGTGGTCCTTCCACTGCAAATATCTTACCAGCATCTGCGTGATCACCATTTGTATAGTGTGCGTTTGCTCCTGATACTGTAGGTCTCATATAAGTCGTAAATGCCCATTCGGCTGGTGCAAAAGAGTCTGTAAACATTGCTCTTCCTCTTTTACTTCCGCCGGTTGAGTTTGCCGCTTCACTCAGAGTAATCTCCGAGGTATTAGTTGCTTGACTAAAGGAGAACCCATCTAGTACAGGAATTTCATAGAGTGCGTTTTTACTGTCTGCAGTATCTTCCTGCCACTTCATGAATACTTTTGTATCTCTACTAAAGAAAAATGCCATTATTTTCTCCTATTTTCTCTCTGAAAAGAGCCTTGCCAAGTAATTACTTAGCTCCGCCTATTTTCTTTTTAGTATCGGATCTCGGCTGTGATTTCTCCCACACCCAGAGGCTCCAAAACACCTTCGTCTGTGTCTATTGTTAAAATTGTAGTTAAAACAGTAGACTGAGACGCTCCTGTTGAATCTGTATACGTTAAAGGATCATTATCCTCAAGTACAGTTTCAACGTCTTCTAAGACTTCTTCAAGTGCTAAAATGACATCATTCGCGTCACTAACATAACACCTAATTGTTAATCCTAGATTTCTAAATCTGAAACCACCACCATCATAGTCTCGAGTTTCTGCTCCTGCTCCTAATTGGATAGAAGGGAACTCTGTGGTTTCATCCCAAAATTTTAGTCTTTCTTCGACATCAGCTACCGATGTCCTCATTGGAGGTTGACCATTTAACTCCAATCGTAATTTTTCTGCGAGTGCCTTTACTATGGCTCGTCTTCGCGTTGAATATTTTCTTGCGTCAGCATTTGCCATTAAACTCTCCTTACACTAACAAATTTTTGCCCCATCATTTTTAGGGCTACTTCTCTAATAC